AAATGAAGCCTACGAGAAGGAAGAGGATAAGTTCCCTCAAAAGCCAAGGCAATACATAGGAGCCTCAATCATAGGAAATCCTTGTGATGCATACCTAGCCTTCGTCCTACGTGGTTTTCCAGATACAAAAATCGGATACAGATTACGAAGAATTTTTCGTGACGGACATAGGATAGAAGAAGATGTTATCAAAGACCTCAAGAAAACAGATGTTAAGGTTATGGAGAATGACCCATATACAAAAAAACAATGGGCATATTCCTCATACGGAGGACATTGTGTTGGTCACGCAGACGGAATTATAGAAAACAAAGCAGACGAAAGGTCAATACTCCTAGAGATTAAGAGTATGAATGACAATAAGTTTAAAGAGTTTTCTACCAAAGGAGTTAAGTACAGCCACAGAAACTATTATAGCCAAGTCCAATTTATGATGGGTATGTCTAAAATGGTTGAGTGTATGTTCATAGCATATAACAAAAACACCTCAGAGTACCACTCCGAATTAGTCAAGTACGATGAGTTCCATTACTACGGATTATTAGCTAGAATAGAGTTAGTGTTACAAGGTGATGCGAAAAAAATAAGTGATACCCCTAGTGATTGGAGATGTAGGGGATGCTTTAAGAGAGAAGTATGTTGGGAAGAAAGAGAACCAGAACAGACAATGAAAACTTGCACGAACAACCAACCGACCAAGGATGGGAAGTGGGTATGCCCAAAGGGTTGTCAAGAGGAGTGTCTGGAATGGAAACAATATCGTCCAATGCCAAAGAGTTAAACTATTTAGCTAGTCCATACTCTTTAAATGGAACTGCTGATAGAGGCATAATGAGACAAAGGTACGAGCAGAATGCAAGGTGTTCGCTTAAACTAACTATGCAAGGTCTTAATGTTTATAGTCCTGTGGTTTATCATCACGCAATACAAGAAGTTTGTGGCTATGTAGACAGACCTACTAACTTTTGGTTAGAGTTAGATTTTGGTATACTAAAATTAGCATCTGGTATGTTTGTTTTACAGCTAGACGAATGGCAAAGGAGTATAGGAGTTAAAAGAGAAATTGAATTTGCTAGAGAGAATGATATACCTGTAACATTTATCCATCCAGACGCATACATTTTAACAGGGAAGGACGATGGCAAAACAAATTAAGGTCGATATAATAAAACTAGAGCACGAGATTGCTAGTGTTAGAGACCGAATACGTGATATCGAATGGCGAATAGAGAATGGTGAGAACGTAGTACGTGATGCTAGGACTAAAGCTATTGACAAACTAAGACACTTAAACAATGAACTATTAAAATTAAAGGTAGAACAATGCCAAACCTCATCGGCATCTCTGGGTTAATAGGAAGTGGAAAAACCCTATTAGCAGATACGTTATGTGCTGAACATAATTACTTAAAAGTAAAGATGGCAACTCCAATTAAGGATATGTTGTTATCAGTTGGATTATCCCAAGAAGATATAGAAGGAGAGACTAAAGAAATACCTAACAAGTTATTGTGTGGTAAATCTCCTAGGTTTGCTATGCAAACATTAGGTACTGAATGGGGAAGAAACCAAATTGGTAGCGACATATGGGTAAATCTTTGGGGTGCAAAAGTAGAAACCTTAATGTCTATGAACTCTAATGTTGTATGTGATGATGTTAGATTTCCTAATGAAGTAGATAAGATACAACAAATGGGTGGAATTATCGTTCGTCTGAGACGAGGCGTGGTCCAGCAGCAAACACATTCTACTGAAAACCAACAATTAAACTACAACATCTTGTTAGATAATAATGGTGACATACAAGATGTAGTATCTACATTATTTAAACTGTTATGATAAAAGTATTACAAGGGAATTGTTTACGGGTCCTTGATTCATTACCAGACGAACACTTCCATACAGTTGTTACATCACCTCCATACTATGGACTACGTGATTACAATACAGGAATTTGGGTAGGTGGAGACCCTAAATGTCCACATAAAAGATTATCAAAGATAAGTAAAGATACTTCAACTGGTCATATGGGTATGTACGAAAAGGGAGATGTAGTAGGTGATGCTATCTATAAAAAGGAATGTCCTTTATGTGGTGCTATACGTAAGGACGAACAAATTGGATTAGAAGAAAGTCCACATCAATTTGTAGAGAACTTAGTAAAAGTATTTAGAAAAGTTAAGAGGGTATTAAGAAATGATGGAACAGCTTGGCTTAATTTGGGCGACACTTATTCGTCCTATAAGGATAGTAAGAGTGTATCACAAACTGTGGCGAAGGGAACACAATCGGAACAAGCACACGTAATGCCAACGAATGCTAGTAGAAATACTACATTGATGAAGAAGGCAGGATTTAAAAACAAAGAACTAATGGGTATACCTTGGAGAGTTGCCTTGGCTTTACAGGATGATGGGTGGTATTTAAGACAAGATATTATCTGGCACAAACCTAATCCTATGCCAGAGAGTGTGCAAGATAGGTGTACTAAATCACACGAGTACATATTTTTATTAACAAAAAATGAACGATACTTTTATGATGCATTCAGTATTTACGAAGAGGCAGAGTATAAAGGTAAGTTAAGAGGTGGCTCTACTAAAAGATATGAACAGAATAAATTTGGTGGAGACAATAAAGAATACGATAAGAGAAACAAAAGAAGTGTATGGACTGTTAATACTGCACCATTTAAAGCGGCTCACTTCGCAGTATTCCCACCAGATTTAATAGAGCCTTGTATAAAGGCAGGTTGCCCAGAACAATGTTGTGCAAATTGTGGCAAACCATATAAGAGAAAGATAGAAAAGACTAGACTAGCTAGACACGAACTTCCTAAAGATGACATACGATATAGACCTAAGAGTTATAAAGGTTCTTATGAAGAGATAAATGGCAAAGGAGATGCAGGGTATTCTCAGACGAAGGACTTGGGGTTAACAAAGGACTGTGATTGTGATACAAAGGAAGTAGTAAATGGTCGAGTACTAGACCCCTTTGGTGGTGCAGGAACTACTGCCCTAGTATCAGACCGAAATAATAGAGATGCAACTGTGATTGAACTGAATAAGGATTATGTTAAGATAGCAGAAGAAAGGCTTTATAAGGACGCACCGTTGTTTAACACATTGGAGAAATAAATGTTATCATTACTAGGTTCAGTTTTAGGTTTCGGTACCTCCTTCCTTCCTAAAGTATTAAATTTCTTTGAAGAGAAAAGAGACCAAGCTCACGAACTAAGACTGATGGATAAACAACTTGAACACAAAGTCAAGTTGGGTGAGCAAAAGCTACAGTTTATGAATGTCGAAGCAGACATTAGAGAAACTGAAGCATTACAAAAAAACCAAGCTCAAATAACAGTTAAGTCTAGTCCTTGGGTAGTAAACTTGTCAGCAAGTGTTAGACCCATAATGACTTATTTGTTATTCATTGAGTTTATGTTGTTAACTTTTATGTTGGCTTTTAATTGGATAGACTTGGATATGTATAATCGTATTTGGTCTAACGAAATACAAGCAGTATGGGCAGCAGTTGTCTCATTCTGGTTTGGTCAACGTAGTTTTAATAGGAAATAATATGAAAATATTTGGTAAGACTATTACTGATTGGAAAACTTGGATGACTACGCAATCTCTGTATTACAGAGAAGGCATCATAGGTTTTGTTGTTGGTTTTGTTGTCGGAATAATTTTGTTCTAATGGTTATAAACCAAGCAGGATTAGATATCATTAAATCTTTTGAAGGTTATTCCTCGTCTGTATACCTATGTCCAGCTAATCGCTGGACTATAGGTTACGGAAGTACTTGGGATATGAATGGTAAATCCGTTACTAAAGACCACCCTCCTATTTCAGAAGAGGAAGGTGAAAACCTATTAAGACGAGAGTTAACTCATTGTTATCACGCAATAGGAAAGCTAGTTACTGCTGAGTTAGATGAGCATATGTTCTCTTCTCTATGTTCTTTTATATTTAATGTAGGTAGTGGAAACTTTCAAAGTTCTACTATGCGTATGAAATTAAATCGTGGTGAATATCTTGGAGCC